GAAATACCTTAGCTATACTTTCTCCGCAAGCTTTAGCTATTTCAATGTGTTCCTTTTGTGTCCCATTTGAAGCACGTAGTTCAATATAATGCAACCAAGATCGTAGGGTTCCGTTCATATAAAGCCGAGACACAGTGTTACCTTCTGGTAGTACTGCTCGAGCTTGTTCTTTAGCAATGCCATTCTCTATTGCCCATCGGTAAGCCATCTTAGCTTCATGGATAACCTGATATTGAATTGCATGCCAATCTTTTTGTAGTTGTTGTCCTTCCGGGCCGGATAGCTCATCTATGTCTATAGAGTTCTGGCGATTTTCTGTATCTTGGAGTCTAGCTTCACGAATTTCAAATTGTAGATCTTCTGTAGGATCAGCATATCTCTGGCTAAACTCCTGGAATGAAAATGATCGATGGCGAAGGATCTGACGAGCTATATCCCGTGTAGTTTCTATTTCAAGACATACACTAACCATTTCAAATGGAGACCAATGTTTATGTTTAGCAAGATACCTAAGTAATTTTTCATTTGTAGCAGTATTACTTTGTCCGGAAGGATTCGATACTCTAGCGCAATAAGCAATTAGATCCTGCAATTCAGTACCATCATTAAAATTATATTCGCCAGTAGCTTTAGAATAACTAACTAACTTTACGTTCATACTTTGAACCCCTCATATTTTGTAGAACCATAATTGGTATTAGTTGTAGGACCAGCATCTGTCAAACCCATTTGAGCGGATTGCTCAACGTCAAATAACTTCATCTTAGATCTATCTACACCAACTACAAAACGCTTATTGATGCCTGGATCATTATATCTATTCTTCAATTGCTTGACCAGTATTTGACCTAATCCATCCAGTTCTTCGTTAGATATTAAAGCAAACATTAAGTCTGCTGTTGCTGGTAGACCAAATGATTCGGATGTGTCTTCAAGGCCTACATCTGAATTAGCAAAGCCAGAACGAGTAGTTTGTGTAGCTGACATAATAGGTACATTAAACTCTACAGCTAAACCGCGGATTTCTTCTGCAATAGCTTTGATATAGGAGTAAGAGTTAATAGCACCGCCCATACCTTTCATTCGAGAAGATGCGCAGATATTTAGATAGTCAATAAAAATCATATCAGGAATAAAGTTTTTCTTAAGCTTAAGCTCTTTAAGCAAAGCTCTAAAGTGTCCAACGTGCGCATTACCTGTTGGGTATTCTTTGATCAGCAGCTGACCCTGATACCTATCCCCGATATTCTTAACCTTGGATGTAAACATTTCTTTGCTTAGATTACCTAACTGATCGATTGCCACATTCATTAGGTTAGCATCGATACGTTCTGCAATCTTTTCTTCTGCCATTTCCATAGTAATATAGAGTGCATTTTTACCCTGTGCCAGAACTGAACCAGCAACATGACACATAAACAGAGACTTACCTACACCAGTACCAGCCAATGCAATGTTCAGGGTCTTTTTAGGTAAACCACCCTTAGTAATCTCATTGAATCGATCTAAGTCAAATGGGATTTTATCTTCTACCTGATGATAGAAGTCATATCTTTCTTCGCCATTTGCTAAGTAATCGTGACCGACATTAGTATCAAAGCCAACAGATAATGCTTCTGATAGTAATTCTGGTAGTGCATTCTTAGTCATTTCTGGATCTTTGCCATCAATAATAGAGATGGACTTCATAATAGCAAGATGAATTGCCCGATCTTGACACCATTTCTCGGTATGCTCAAGTAGCCATTCTGAATCTGGATTTTCTGCAGGAGCAGATATTTCCTGGACAACTCCAGCAGCATCTGAAAACTGCTGGTCGTTAAGGAATGATTCATCTAGCTCAACATTGAGTGATTCCGGTGTAGGTAGCTTATTATACTTACCCACAAACTCCAGGATCTTATCGAAGACTATACGATGAGATCCTTCGAAATACTCCTTACGTAAGAAGGGAATAACCTTACGGGTAAAATCGTCATTAGTTATAAGATTTCTTAAAATGACTGTTTGTATCACTTGGCTTTTCTCCGATTGCAAAGTTCTTTTCTTCTAGGGCTTCCTGTATAACTAATTGAAGCATATCCCCAAGATATGTTTTGAACTCCTGGGATTCCGTTTCTTCAGAATCTAGATTAGATTCGTTAACAGTATACTCAAATGATAGAGTTGCATCTTCACCACCATTAGTAGGTTCTGTTAATGCTATCTTACCATAGGTTACTATAGTGCCAGAATACCTACCTGTTAGTATCTTAAATGAATCATGATCACTATCTTCTATATAAGATATTTGCTGATAATCATGTTTCGATATACTATTATACACTATTTTCTCCCTCAAGTAAACTATCAAATTCATCTTCGGAAATCATTGACCGATGACCAATCGTATAATGTTGCTTAACAAAGTCTTTAAAGTCGGACTCTTTAAAGATTGGATTCCAGAATTCAGCTTCTAAGGTTTGAGCTTCACGAACCTTAGGTTCTACCATTTCACCCGTATCTTTGTTTACGCGGCAGTACCAACCGTTAGAAGGTTTTTGTACGTATCCACCAGCAAGACCAATCTCAAGTAGACCAGAGTACTTTTCAATGCCGCCTTCCCATGATACTGTTACTGGGATTTTTGATTTTTCTTTAACCATCCTTGACTTTTCAACGTTAATAACAAAGTCGTATCCTACTACATCTGTACCTTTCTTATTCTGGCGACGCCCGATAATCCAGATATTATCTGCTGAATAGTAGATGCCAGTTCCGCCTGAAACGATTGCTTTAGGAAATAGACCCATTTCTTGATAGGTATGATTGATAGCTAGCATTGGGATATCTTTCATAGTCAAGTAAGGGGTTGACATTCGAAATAGACCCTTAAGTGCTTTAGCACGTGACATATCAGCAACTGATTTCTCGTTAATAGCATCATCCAATTCTTTCTTAGATGCTAGGTTACCGATAGAGTCTATAACAATAATTACTTTGTCTTCTCTTGATATTTCTTCTAGCTGATTAATTAGGTCAAACTTAAGCTCTTCGACGTTAGCCACAGGGGTATGAAGAACCCGTGCTGGGTCTACACCAAAAGACTCGAAATAAGATTGGGGTGAACCAAACTCAGAATCGTAGAACAACATAACAGAATCGGGATACTTGTTTAGATAAGCTGAAGCCATAACAAGAGCAAATGAGGTCTTGAAGTGCTTAGATGGACCAGCAAGAACCGTAAGGCCCGGTGTTAGTCCACCATCAATATCACCAGAAAGAGCCACGTTAATCATAGGCACATCTGTTGTTATCATATCCTTATCTGTAAAGAACTTTGACTTACTTAAGATCTGAGTTTCTTTGACCTTAGAATTCTTTTTGAGTTTATCCATTATTGACATATAAATTACCTTTGTTTGTTTATGGTACCATTATACCACATCTTTGAATATTTGTACATCCCTATTACACAAATTCCCATTCTACACCAGCTTCTTCGAATAGGATTTTGGTAAGGTCAAATGACTCTCTCCACTTATCAGATAATGGTAGAGTGCTTATTCTATCCCTTTTACTCATAACCACTCTTTTAATACCGGTCTGGATAATACCCTTAGCGCATTCAGAACAGACTGGCAATCCCCAGACATACAGGGTTGATCCTTTAAGTGATACACCATTATATGATGCATTGTAGATAACATTCATTTCTGAATGGACTACAAATTTATACTTCTCCTCTTTAACGTCATATCTCTCCTGGCTATCTTTTACTCCGCGGGGGAATCCATTATAGCCTTGAGCTAATACCTGGCCTTGATCTCCTATAGCTACTGATCCGATACCAGTAGAATCTTTAGACCAATCTGATATATGTTCTGCCAATTTGAGATAGCGAAGATCCCATATGTATTTTTTCATAGATTTTTCCATATTTCATTATTAGCAATTCGCTGGGACATAGGATCTTTACGAATTGAATCTGTTTTAAGGGGATGCTTTTGTCGTTCGAGTATTTCGGTAGGTAGTAGGTAAGCGAATTCGTCAATAAGCTTTTGTTTAATGCCCTTACGCATTTCATAGGGGAGGTCTAGGGCATGCTTAACAACTGACGGTGCTAGGAATGGCGATCGGAGTTCTACTGTATAATACATCATAGTCCGATCTAGTTTTGGCAGGTGATAATAGGGTAGTTCGCAGAATACATCTGAATACTGACTATCGTATTGTTCTGCACGTCTGTAACCACCGAACAGTTCGTCTGCACCATCACCAGTCATAACAGCATGGAATCCTAAGTCTTTTAGCTTTGAAGCCATAGCTATTTGTGGCTTAACTGAACCTAGATCCACCGGGCTTTGGTGTATACGAACTGAATCGTCATCTGATACATCATCAAGTGTTACTTCAATCAAGTCTTGCGTCATTAGGGAAGCAAAGTCTTTTTCGTGATTTTCTACGTGAATAGCTTTAACATCACGACCAAGTTCTTTGATTAACCCATATATGATAGAAGAATCTAAGCCACCAGATAGCAGAATAGATACCTCACGTTCTCCACCGAGTCTAAGCTCAGTAGCTTTTTTGAGATCTGATCGTAACGAATCAGACCGATCAACCTTTGACCAATCCCAATATTGGTGGATATTACCTTTGTGGTAGTAACATCCTGGTGGGATTTGCTTAATTTCATTCCATGGGGTTAAGCCTGTTGGATCATAACCCCACTTAAGGGTGTTCGATAAGAATAGTTCGTTGGGAGTTACCGGACCAAAGTCTTTTAGTACATCTATTTCCGATGCAAAAGCTTCTGTATCTGTACGATAGTAGATTGGCTTTTGTGATAGGTAATCTGTTATTGCTATTATGTCCCCATCGAGAATTGTAACAAATGACCAGAAGCCATCGAACTTATGAAACTCATCTATCCAATTATCAGAATTGTGGAATGCATGGGATATGCATAGACCATCTGTAGGCTGATCTCCTATTTCTTTATAGTTAAATATTTCCCCTACAAATAGAGAAGGGCGAGTGTAACTATTATCTGTATAGACTGGTTGAATAGCAACATTAGGATCTAAGTTAACAAAGGGTAAGCTATAGTGGCATAGACTAAAATTTTCATCTATACCTGTAATAATATTAGCATACCCCTTATAACCAATTATACCACGATAGGACATCTTGTTAATAAGTTTCTTAAGGTCTAGACTAGTGTTTTTAGCTGCTATAAGTCCACACATTATTTAGTTAATTTCTCCAAGGTATAACGATCGTTGGCAAAGCAATGTAATGAAGTGGCTGAGAAGTGAAGATAACCAGGAACTGCTTCGATACCAGACTTATCTATAAGCCATAAAGCTAAGGAGTTTGCAAAGAATAGATCGTTGTGTAAATGCCGTACTACGTCGCACGAACGCATATGGTATGAGCAATGTAATTCACCACCACGTAGCATGAAGTGCCAGCCAAAGGTACAAGGTACACGTTCACCTTGCTCGGCTGCAGTAAGATCCTCTGGGAACCACATAGGAATATAACATTGTCGGGTATTAGGCTCTTTCTGTAAGAGTTTCACCGCTGTGTATAAGTTACCCCACTTAAATCGAATGCCATCTTTGTCACGATCGCACCACATTCTTTCGGGATAGGAATGGCTAAAAGCTTCATTAGAAAGATATTTTTCCGTATCTTTAAGCCACATAGTATGAGAGGGAGGAGGGTTGTGTGGTATACCAGACACGCGTTCTTCAAAGTGAACGTTAGCCCAAGGCTGTGTAGCATTGCAACCGCTTGATGCTAATTCTTGTGTAGGGTACATAGGAGCTACTAAGTCTGCATGCAGAATTTCTAGGAAGACGGGAGGTTCTTCTGTACCTTGCCATCTTTCGGTTTTGATTTCGTATCCTTGTTCAAGAAGCGTACGACGAAGTGATTTTAAGCCTTCGTTAATTGTACGACCTGATACTCTATTCATTAGTAATCCTCGCTAAAAAAGGATTGGAGGTTTTGCCTCCAATCCCGGGTGGTTAGCCTACTAGGCGACAGTAGCAACAAAGCCTGCTGCAAGAGCTTTGTAGCCAGCAGCAATCACTGCTTTAGTTGGTGTACCTAAGCGATAAAAAGTACGAGTCTCTCCACCTTTGTTAGTACGGCTGTTAGCGTAGATTGCATAGCCTTTCTGACGAAGAGCTGAGACCGTTGCTGTGGGATTAGCAACTCCAAAGCGTGATGTCATCTGAGCTGCAGTTAGGCCTTTAGCTGTGTCTGCCTGGAGTGCTGCCAATACTTTTGATTCTTTAGTTACTTTAGTCATTTCAGTTTTACCTTTATATATTAATATTAAATTATCTTAAGTTGTTTTAAGATAGTACTATTATACCATACTTTTAAAAGTATGTACATCATTTTATCTACTGATAAAATTCTAGTGCTAGGGATATCTGTAATGTCCCCTCATAGGATAATCCAAGATTCTCCCAAGTAATTGTGAACTGATCAAAGGTATAAGGATTCCAATGATTAGTAAATTGTAAGATTTCTGCTGTCATTATATTTTCCTAGGGTTTAGCGTGCTCTGCCATTTCTCCAAGGCCCCTTTTAATTCCAAGGAGTCTAGGCTCGTCAATGTTATAGGTATTCTCAATAGCATCGCGAATTGCTTCTAGCTCTTTTACACGTTTTTCATCAAGATGATATGAATGCTTAAGTTTACCAGTAACAATTTCGTACATTTCATACTTATGATTTAGGTTAAGTTTATCAACTAGCTTTTTAGCATCGCGATCATAGTCGCGATTGTCTTTAGGTCTAGATTTCATAATGATATCCTATTCATTTTTTCTGATTGGATCTGGCGAGAGCTTGTAATAATTACTCGAATCCAGGAAAATCCGTAAACAAAGACCAGAATTAGTAATCCCAATTGGCCATTAATAATAGAAGTTGCTAGCCAAAAAGGTTGGCCAATTAGTCCAACGATACCAGCCAATTTCCTATACTTGGGATCGGGTGATCCGACAGCAAGTAGGGAGTAGCAACCGGTACCAGTTATAATAATCTGGCAAAGATAATCAAATAGCTCCACTATTCACCGCTCCGAGCAGTAAGCTTATCAATCTTTTCTTTTAGAGCAGCATCTGTTCGAGCATTGATGTATTCCTTAAGTTGGGAGTGAATCTCCGGATCAAAGGATTGAGCAATGTTTAGCATTTCACCAATGTAAACAGAGAGTGAACCTACCGCTGGATAAGCAGCATCGATTTTATCCAAACCTCGAGATTGAAATTTGAGAAGAACCGCATCTGCAGCCATATCACCCACTTTAAAGTTGTTATTGTAATCTATAGAACCCATAATATATTTCCTTAATCAATTTAATATAACCATTATACCATAGGGGAATATGTAAGTAAACCCCTAGATCGTAATAGATCGTTACGAAGCATAAGCAAAGAGTTGAATATTGGAGGAACCATCATAGAGGTGGTAACGAGATTTGGCTATTAACTCTGTGCCTTCGTCGTTAATATCTACACGGTAAGATTTGCCATTCTTAGTCTTAGCATAAACTAATACATTATCAAGATCCGATAACTGAGCCCAGATCATACGTCCACCGGGTGACTGACAAGAGCCAGCTTGGAGAGTAATACCTAGCTTAGAAATAAGATAGCGATAAAACTTAGGGACTAGACCGTGTCCTTGGAATCGAATATCTACACGAGTAAGATCGACTGACCAAACTGGATTTTCATCGTTACCACGTGATAGCTGGATTTCACAAACGGTATAGCCACACTTTTCGTTCTTAGGAGAAACAAAGACTATTTCCATCATGACTTCATCTTGAACATAAGCGTAACAAGCTAGCTTATTAGTAGATCCAATAAATCTATAATCTTCGTCACCGTAGTAGAATGAGCGGAGTCTCGAGCCTTTGTTAAGATCTATTCTTTCGATTGCCATTTCTTGGTCCTTTGTTTAATTTACGAGAGTATTATACCGTAAATAGGGCCCATTGAGAACCCCCTATTTCGTCACAGATCGTAACTGAACAATATGGATCTAGACCTGGGTCTCTGTGCTAGCGGCTTGTAGCGGACGATTTAGGAAGTCCTTGGATGGGTCTTGGCCTGGGATCTGACCCCGAGAATAAGCTACTAAGAAAGAAGCGTAGTTGATTAGGTCTTTAGCTGAATCCTCTACTGATTCGAAGTTAGGAACATAGGATGGATCTAGTTCCATAGCTTCTGTAACAGAACGTAGACGCAAGACTTTACCGTGGATAATATCGAGAATAGTCGATACGCCGCGTGGGTAGTAATCTGCTTGGACTATACGGGAGTTGGGATTCTGATAATCGTTAGATTTCTTAGCTTGGATTTCGGCACATTCTTGTAGTACCTTTAATGATTCTTTCATATATGTTCTCCATTAACAATAGTATATTATACCACATCTTTAACGAAATGTAAACCATCCCAATTGTAGATGCCTTCAAGATAATAGTTTAGGGTTTCTTTGTCCCCTATAAAGATATAGAGCTTTTCTGGGTAATCCCTCCAAGACTCTGAAGCGCACTTTTCTGCCCTATTAATAACATAGGGAACATAATATGTCCCTGCTGTTACTTTGACTTCGATTGGGGAACTACCCATTGAAACAGGCTCAAATAAATCTTTGTATGGTCTGTCATCGTCAACGTATCCTTCCTGTAGAAGATATACCTCAGCAGCGAGACCATACATGCTAGATACCATTATTTCCTCGAGGGACCTACCACGACGAGTAGACTCAGTAGAATATATCTGCTTAGATTCTTCTAGCGCACGATCGCGAAGAACTACAGGATCTATATCTAGTGCTGCATTAAATTCCATCATACATTACAATAAACGAACTCTATAGCTCGTTCTGCCTCCTTATCAAGTGGGCGAGAAGCATACCAATTACCAGTCTCAAGATCTAGTTCTTTACAAAGATCTACAACTTCTTGAACAGTAATAGGATACTCTTGCTTTAAAGCATTAGCAGATATCGATACCATAAGCTGATACATTTTGTGATACCAGCCGGTTTCAGATATAGACTTATATTCACCGATTAACTTCTTGTTTACAAAAGGGCAATCACGATAGGATGTCCAGCGAATATTCCTATTCTCCATCTGATCTTTACGATGTTGAATAATTTCTTTCTGCATATCTTCCGGAAGTCTATCAAATAGAGTATTACCGGATTTCTTAGTTGCAAATGGGTATTTTAATAAAAGCTCAGTGACAGCGATATCATTACCAGGATGTGTAAAGATAAAATTGTTAGCACCAGCATACGTTGCAGGTATATAGTACATTCTTGATAAGTCTTTAGTTTGTCTATCTCCCATTGACTCAAGGTGGGTATTGAGTGCAAACCAGAAGTGTTGTATTTTATCCGAGTCAATATGTTGGTCAAGACTGAAGACGAGTCTGAACTTTGGCTTATCAAGCGTAGAGCTAGCTGTAGAGTAACAAATATATTTCCAGTCACCAACACGATCATTAAGTATGTCATGTAAGTTCTCCATAGTACAATCGAGATCATCTACGTCTACAGCAGCCCAACCACCCCACTTTTCTACATTTTTATTAGCACGTGTTGTGTCTTTAATATAGGTAGCTGGTGATATTAGCTGTGCGGACTTCTTATCCTTTCTTTCTATTTTTGATAAGTCATAGAGGAGCTTTTCGAATTCGTTAAAATCCGAGCAATCCATATTTCTATGGGTCTTATTATCCCAAATAGAATTAAATAGTGTGAGGGAGATACCCATGGTTACCTTCGTGTGATGGTGCTTCCCAACCTTCTGGCTTCATAAGATCTGGTAAACCCAAAGGATTGGGTCGAGACTCTTTGACTCCAGGCTCTTTAGACATATTAGCAGCATGGACACGATTCCAGGCTTCGTCTGCATCGATACCAAATGCATCTAGCGTACCTATAGCCACAACACAAAGATCGATAAGACCATCCACAACTTCTTCATTGTCTGCTATATTATAAGCATTAGAGGTTTCGTCAAGCTCCTCGCGAAGGAATGCGATTCGAAACCGTAGGAATTCAGCCAAAGCATCTTTATCTTTAGCAGTAATTTTTTTAGCTACCCAATCATGCACACCAAACTTACGATGCATGTCATTTATATCTTGTACCCATTTACTTGTCATTCATATACTCCTTAATAATACAACTATTATACCATAAATTTACAGAAATGTATACCCTATCCAAAGAAAGATTCAAGTGTGTTTACTTCTTCGTGGGTCCAACCAATACATTCTAGGATAGGTATAATTGGGTCCAGGAATGTCTTTTCGAATTGCTTGTTATAGTCTATATATTGTGTGAGTTGTAATTCTGGTGGGAAATACATAGGGAAGGATATAACATTCTCTCTGAGGGTATTAGGGGTCTTAAGGTAGCAGAACTTAATTTTTTCCCCGTTCTTAATAAGTTCATACTTCTTTTCTAGACCCTTGTCTTGTACAGCTTTGTTATAGAGCAAGCTGCCGCGGACGTGTATGGGGCAGCCTTTAGCATATATGGTCTGGCTGTTCTTCCACTTGGTCATATCGTTAACCCCACGAGGAAACGATACTTCTTCTGGTGGCAAGGTTAGGAAATAGTCTTTGAAGTCTGCTATAGCTTTTTGGGTAGCAGGTTCAGAACCAGTTACAATTACTTTGAATATATCTTTTAGAGCTTTACGAACTTCTGCAGGGGTTGAAGACTTAATAGCTTCGATGCCCATAATTTTAAGTTTAGGTTCAGAATATTGTACACCTTCGTTATTGTGTACATTAAGGATGTAGCGTTTCTTAGCCTGCCAGATACCGATATCGGCTATAGCTTCTCGAGCCATAACCATACGGTTATCATAGGCATTCATCATCTGAGCCATGCTTGCATAGGATCGTTCGAATAATGGTTCGAAATGATCAGAGCAGATCTTATTGAGAAATTCAACTGGGTCAATAGGGTCAAACTTGTTAACCAGTTTTCCAAAATTAACATAAACAGAATCAGTATCGATGGCAATAACATAATCAGCGTCCTCAGTTCCAAGTATTTTATTCATTTCAGCATTGACTGCCTTTTCCGCCCAGCGAATAGCTAACTGACCGGTTAGGGTAATACCTTCTGCTACACGTAGATCGAAGTAGCGGAAGTAAGCATTACCGATAGCACCATAGAGACTATTGAGTAGAATTTTAATAGCCATTTGACGATTTTCTAGCTGGTTTATCTCCCTTTCTAACTTAATGGATGGTTCTTTTTCGTATGCCTGCTTAGCTTCAAGCATTTTATTCTTAACTTCTTTACGCTCATTATAGTAGTTAACAATGATGTTTGGAAGTACACCCTGCTTCTCGTTAGTATATGTAGATCCGTTAGCTGCAACAGAATGCTTCGAGTTAACCTTATCGGTTTTTTCTAGATAGTAGTCCACACCGCCTTCGAGAACTTCGGGTTGAAGTGTTTCGGGTGACATATTATATTGGACAATAAGGTTAGGGTAAAGCGAGTTAAGATCGAATGAAACCACCCAATCGTGTAGTCCAATTTGTGGGGCTTTAACATACCCACCAGCGAAAGATCGGGTCTGCTTAGGTTCCATAGGTGGTGGGACTACCTTACGACGCTTAAGCTCGCGAAATACAATCGAATCCCATATAGCGGTTGTACCCATGGTGTCAGAGTAGTTTACACCACCCTTATATGCTATGGTCATAGCCAACGTAATCAAGCCCATCTTTTCTTCAAATCGATCGATAAGCTCTACGTCTTTAATGTTATAGTCAATGAACTTTTGGTGATCTTCTTTATATAGGGTATAGAGAGAACCAAATTCAGAATAGTCTACTTTACGTTCCCCCAGGACTACGTGAGCAATATGATCTAGCTTATAAGATTCTTGAGCACCGTATGAATAGCCAAACTTTTGAAATAGATCAAGGTAATCCATTTGCTGAACGCCAGATATATCGTAGGTATCCATCTGCTTACCTTTGATAGCAATCTGCTTATACTGGACTAATCCCCAAGGACTAAGCTGCTTAGCAGTATCTTCGCCAAATACTCGACCAATACGATTAACGATATAAGGTATATCGAATAGCCTAGAGTTCCAGCCTGTTACTACATCTGGGCAATTTTCTTCGCGAGACCACCAATTAAGGTAGTTAGTAAGTAGTTCCCGTTCTGAAGCACATTCGGTATAGTTAATCTTAATCTTGTCACCATGTTCTGAATTGGCAACAGAGTATTTGCCTAAGCCCCAGACGTGATAGATGTTGTCTACATTATTCTTTACACAAATAGCATTAATTGGCTTTAAGGCATCTTCAGGGTAAGGGAAGCCGTCATCCGACTCTACCTCGATGTCTATAGAGCAAACGTTTATAAAGGAACGATTAAATACTAACTCGTCGGGGAAGCATTCTGTAATATATTGGTGAATATAGTTTTGTGTACCGTATACTTTAAAGTCGGAAACATCTTTATAGCGTTCTGAGAATTCTTTAGCATCACGCATAGAGTCAAAGGTCATAGGAGCCACATCGCGACCGTCTATAGACTTCCAACCTAATTCTTTGTTTGATGGGATGTAAAGAGTAGGCTTAAACTTTACTTTTCTTTGGACACGACGTCCGGAATCATTATAGCCACGGTACAGGAGAGAATTCCCGTACCGTGCAACTGAAGTATAAAAACTCAAAGTGTATCTCCATTTCGATAATATAGTCTATTATACCACATTATTAAGAACAAGTATATCCCCCTATATAATAATCTTTTTCTCAGGAGCTATAATAGTAGTTTTTTCATTAATAGAGCGATATTGCTCTTCCAACCCTGAAATAGGATTAGTAACAAATCCGACCATAGCTTCTTTTATATAAGTAACCTCATCCTCAATAGTAGTATATGGCATCATTCCCATAATACCTACTCCTTTTTCAGTGGGTATAAGCATGCCTGGTTTTTCAATAGACCAACCACCCTCAACTTCTTTAGCAAAGCAAATAACTTCTTCACCTGATATTAATCGTATAACTTTCACATCCATAATTTATTTCTCATTTAGTTTTATTAAGTATTGTGCTTTCTCAAGAACCCACGGATCTCTTAAGGGTAAATCGAACCCAGACATTCCATCCCAATCCTTAAATGCATAATCGAATCTATCAGAATAAGCATCTGGGTGCTTTTTGAGCAGATCCACTAATTCAAAACACCAAGAGTCAAATTGATCATCAGATATAATGCTTGTATCTAGGTAGTAATACATAGACGAATGAATTAGTATGTTAAGTCGGCGTCTTTTGATAAGAGCACCAACCTTTGTATCGGGATTAGGGAAAGCGTACCGGGTTCGATCTACAGCCATAATATTAGTCTTCAGTCAATAGTTCTTGAGCTAGTTCCTCTACCTCTGGTTCTAAGTAGTTAGCAATGCTAATCTTACGTGGCTTTTTCTCTTCAGGAATTTCTCTAGCAAGATCTATTGTTAGAATACCATTAAGATATCGTGCTTCTTTTACTTCTATATATTCAGCTAGATTAAAGCTTCGACGGAATTGCTTTGTGGATATACCCTTATGGATATATTCAGGCTGATTGTCCAAAGAGCTTACAGTCTTATCTGAAATAGAAGAAACTGTTAGAATACCTTCTGTTACCTCAATATCAATCTCATTTAAACTAAAGCCAGCTACGGCTAGTTCAATTGAGAATTCATTTTCATTCTTTCGAATTAAGTTATGAGGTGGATAGGTGTCTTTGTAGTTGGCGGATCTTTCTAGCTGGTTGAGAAGCCTTTCGAATCCAACGAACGATGGTCCCATAGAGGGAAAGTGCTGTAGTGTCATATTAATGACCTCCTATTTTATAGCAAGGTTAGTACTGTAATGAGACCGGACCATTCCGCATCTCATTACCTATTTATACACGATTGTGTAATTCTTTTTAGCTATTACCGATATTATATTTAGGGCAAAGCTCCCAGTTATTTTTCTCTGAATGAGAGATAACCTTTATTTGTCGAAGAGGGGCTACAGGTAGATTAGCAGGGTTTACTATAGAGACTAATCCCCAATCAGAAAGTAATGTAGCAATCGTATTACGGCGCTCTACATCGTTTACTGTAAGGTTAGACGGCTTAGCATCAAGCAGAAATAACTCCTTAAAGTGCGTAATAAAATATCGACCTTGCTTATGAAGTATATGACAAGATTGATACAATTTGCGATCTTTACGTGATGCAACACCAATTCGGGTAAGTGTCTCGCGAACCTTTAGAAAATCATCAGGTTCATTTAGCGTAACTTCTAGCATCGATGCTGGTGTCCAGTCATCTACTACTTCACTAATATTGTTATTATTTTCCACCTTTGTATAACCTCTGCTTCAATTCATTAATTTGAGCGGCAGACAGTAGGAAAAGAACCTGGCGGGCTTTTTCATTGCTATAGCCATAATATTCTTTAACTACATCTACTGAGTCCGGGTCGGACTTCTTCAACCACTTCGAAAACCTTTTTCTTGGTCTGATACTATTTATAAGAAAATGATATTGAAGCTTATTATCAAGGTGGTGATAACGGTTCATTTCATTGGCGTATAGCACAGTATCGTTGAAGTAAGACAAACCCCGATTAATCATGTAGGGGTTATAAGAGCTTTCTACCTCCATGATGTCTTTCTTAGTAGAGTTAATTGAGTTTAGGTAATCAAACGGATTCACTACGCAAACTCCACATTGGCCATAAGTTCTACCATGCATGCTACGATGTTAAGCTCGTGATCAGCTACAAATGCGTTTTTATATTGGTAATCAGCCAGGATAAGAACAGTATTAGGAACTGATTGGGGCTTAATGTAGGTAAGCATATTGTCGTATATCTTACGGAAGATAGCAGCAGGTTCGGTATCGATGTTGTCCACCACCCACTTACGCATCCCCTTAAAGTCTTTATCTTTTAGGTGAGATACCAAGACCTTTACGTTATCCTCTGATAGGTTAACAAGGATGCCAGCATCAATGGTGCCAGATAGGGAATAACGTTGTAGTTCGTTTAATACCCGACGGAAGTCAGGGAAGTACTTTTCTACAAGGGTAGCAACTACTTTTTGATCAAAGGTGATACCTTCTGATGCGAGGATATCCATAACGCGTTTGAAGAATCCAGCAGCAATAGCAGGCTTTTCTGCATTAGGAATAGCAAATTCGTAGACTGAGCATCGTGAGTGCAGAGGTTCGATGATTCTATTCTTAAAGTTACACGTTAAGATAAACCTGCAGTTGTTGGAGAATTCCTCGATGAACCCACGGAGAGCAGGTTGCGTAGATTGTGGGTTTAGGTAGTCTGCCTCGTCGAGAATAACTACTTTGTACCCACCTTGTAAGGAAACAGTAGAAGCAAAGTGCTTGATCTTGTTTCGTAGCGTATCAATGTTACCTTCTTCTGATCCATTAACAATAATGTAGTCAAGGTCAAGCTCTTTGCACAAGGCTTTAGCTACTGTAGTCTTACCGACGCCAGCCGTACCGGTGAATAGCATATTAGGCAAATTACCAGTAGAGACTAAGGTCGAGAAGGTTTCTTTAAGCGATTGGGGTAAGACACAGTCTGCTACTTTGGCAGGACGGTATTTTTCTACCCAGAGAAAATCTGTAGACATATTTCACAACTCCATAATAAAGATATATTATATCACATAACAAGGTAAAAGTAAACAGATTAGAAATAACCTTCACCATATAAAAACATTTTCAAGTGGTAATAGAAAATCCGGGGTTGCTGATCCGGGGTTGGACACTTCGGATATCTTTCGAACATCCGAAGTATCAAATCTTCTATCTCTTCATCAGTCACGAGTTAAGCTGTGGTAGTAACAGATTCATATAGTTCTTCGATCTCCTCAACTTCGCTTTGGAATTGTGCAAAGGTTTGCTTATGATACATCGTAGCAAGCTTATTTAGGAACTTCTTATCAATACCTACTTCGTCTGAAAGATCGCCTACGATGTTTTTTTGTAAGTCTTTTTCCGCTTCAGCTCGTGTTGCTGAGTTAGACCATTCTTTAATTGCATTAAGGATCTTTGTACGATCCGCTGGATTATTCACTACCATCTGCATTACCCTCGCTAGTTTCATTTGTTTCAGGAGCTGATTCTGCTGCCTGCGCTTGTTTAATAAATCCTGTGAACTTGTCATAGACATTCCCTACAAAAGATAATTCGTTTGCCTTAAAGGCACCTCGTTCTGTTGATGTGTTAATAATTCTTAGCACGTTCATTAGGTCGTCGATAGACAGACCATCTTCTTGTTCTGACATATTACCCTCCAAATGTTGATTTCTTTTCTAGAGCTACCCAATATTCGGTAGAGCTAGTTAACGACTTAAAGTTAGATAAAAGCTTAGACGATATCGATACTTGATAGTCTTCATTGACGAACTTGAAGTTACCGATATTAAAGACAAAGCGACAGTCTACGCCAGCTGCAGAGTATTCTGTTAGTGCAACTTCGTAGGTATTAGAGGTAGCATCTTCGGTGTCCGTAACAATAAGCATCGGTGCTGAGTTAGGATTTATCGAGACTACCAGATCTGTTACACCCAAAGCAGACGAGGCCTTGCGGATGTTAGCCATATCAGAAGAAGTAAGCGTAAAGTTTACTTCGCAGGGTGGCATAACAATATCTTTAGTTGGTGTAGTTAGAATAGAAGCATCTGAGAAGAAGTATTTAACAGATTTGTTACCTTCGCGAACATTAACAAACTTCATATTGGGATCGAATTCGAGAT